ATGTCAAATGCTGGAGCAGCTACTTTTGCTGACAGCATTTCAGTTCAAGGTGACGCAATTAATTTATCAACTGATACGCTTATTGAGTATGGGTTAAGCTCTGGTATAGATTACAATATTGGTGCGCCAGTCTCAGGAACAAATGCAAGGGGAGAAAGAATCTCAATGTATACCACTACAGGTATGACAGCAGGCGATTTATATGTTACAAGTGATTTTGCAGCCGCTTGGACTCCTGCTAATAATACAGATGATGACACTAAAAACATGATAGTTGTAGCTATCGGTGCTTCAAGTTCAACAGACCAGGTTTTATTAAGGGGTATATTTAGAAAAGCATCTCATGGATTTACAACAGGACAACCATTGTATGTGGGTTCAACTGATGGTCAATTTACAGCCACTTGCCCAACAGCTTCAGGAAGCTTTGCTAGAGTTGTAGGATATGCTGTAAACTCAAATGAAATATATTTTTGTCCAGACAATACTTGGGTAGAAATTAGTTAATTCTTATGGCTTATAAAGATAAAAATTTAGTATTTACAGCCGACTCTATTTACTTTGATTATGATGGTGAAAAGGAGTTTGTAATGATGGAATGGGAAAGACCTTTAATGGAAAAACACGCCAACTATGTTTGTGAAAATGGAGGAGATATTTTAGAGATAGGTTTTGGTATGGGAATAAGCGCTGATTATATACAAGCAAATAACATAAACTCTCACACTATTGTAGAAATTCATCCTGATATTTTAAACAAAGCTTATGAATGGGCTGAAGGAAAATCAAACATTAATATAATAGCTGGGGACTGGTATAATTCTTTAGATGTATTGTCAACTTATGACGGTATTTTTTTAGACACTTTTGGTGATGATAATATTGATAAATTTAACAACCACATAAACTCTTTAGCTAAATCAGGATGTAAAATTAGTTGGTGGAATAATTCCAGAAAACCTAATAATAATACTTTAAATATAGAGGGGGTTACATATGAAGAGGTAAATGTAACACCTCCGTTAAATGGATATTTTGACCAATCAGTTTATTATTTACCTAAAAAACAAATATAAATGGCTACTACTACTATATATGCAAGCTCAAACACTAACGGTAGAGGAATCGTAGCTGTTGCTAATAGTGATTGGGATGATGCGATAAACGCAACCTCGGGAAGTGTTCAGTCATCTACATCAAATAATTTTGCTATTAGAGCTGGAGCTGTAACAGGAAGGGGTGGAACAGACTATAGGGTTTGGCGTTCTTTTGCTTATTTTGATTTATCTTCAATCACAACAACAATTACTGCTGCAACTGTAAAAGTACAAGGATCAGGAAGTATTAACAATGGAGGTACTGCGAAAATGTATGCAAGTACAGCATTCGGAAACAATGGTACTGCTTTAGCTGGTTCAGATTTTGATAACGTATCAAGCACCTTATATTCAGCTACTTCTTTTAATGAAATAACTTGGAATAAAAGCGGGCAAAATTCATTTGTAGTAAACGCAACAGGTATTTCTGCTATGAACACAAACGGTATACTAAACGTTTGTTTTCGAAATGACATGGATGTAGACGAAGAAGAGCCAGAGTCTGATCATTATTTAGGAATTAATTTTGGTACAAGTACTCAGAGTTTTAGAATACAAGTTGTTATTACTCATAATGATCCAGGATATGGGAATAAGGTTATCGATGTAGCCGCTTCTTCAATAGGCGAAATAAACGAAGTGCCGACAGCTAATATTGAGAAAGTAATAGACGCATAGCAATTCAAAAAAAATAACTATCTTTGTTTACTAATTAATAAAATATAATATAATGAAAAAATTAACACAAGAAGAGTTAACATCAGTAACTGAAATCCACAACCAGTACACAAAAGCTAAAATAGACTTAGGTGACCACGTTTTACAAAGAAGAGCTTTGTTACAAAACATAGACAGATTAAAAGAAGAGTTTGCAAAAGTTGAAGCTGGTTTAATTGAAAAGTACGGTAAAGATTCAATGATTGATTTAGCATCTGGAGACGTAAAATCCGCAGAAGAAGTAGCGGCTGAAAAAGAAAAAGTTGAAAACCTAACAAAAGCGTAATGTCAAAAATAAGTAATCAATCAGCATATCCTGCCTTAAATAATCCTCATTTAGATGACTATTTAGTTATCACGGATTTTGATAATAAATTAAAAACTAAAACCGTTAGTTTAAATACAATAAAAAATTTATTTCAGGTAAGCTATAATGATATTACTATTGAAATTAGTGCGGCAGAATTAAAAGCATTATTAGGTACTCCTAAAGAATTAATCCCAGCGCCAGGCGCAGGAAAAGTTTTAGAAGTATTTAGTGTGTTTGTTTATATGGATGTAGGGCTTACAGCTTTTGATTTTGGAGACCCAGTGCAAGTAAAGCAAGGAGTGTCGGTATGGGCTGATGTGCCTACTTCTGTAATGAATTCAGTTACGGACTCAGCTGCTCATTTTTCTAAAACTTCACTTAACTGTCCTATCAACACATCTATTGTTTTTCAAGCACAAAGCTCTAATGCTACAGTAGGTAACGGTATTTGTAAAATTAATATACGTTACAGAACAATAGACCTTCAATCATTCTAACATGGTTATAAGAAAAATTTCTATAGGCGCTGATTATAAGTCAGGAGCAATGCACTATATAGTTGGCCAAGAAGTTTTGGGAGGAAGCTATAAAATTCACTTAATACAGCATGATGAAAAAGCTAAGTCATATCAAATATGGGTAGACAAAAAATCAGAGATTTTGCTGTGGAAAGAATTTAAAACAACACTGCCTATTTCGCTTGAGTATAATATAAACTTTTAATGAAATCTCCACATTCTTTTATTGTAAGACCTATTGGAAATAGAAGATACGATAATATAAAAAAGATTGGTAGTATAGATTTTATTACCAGCACATCTGAGGAAGACCATACAGTTTCAAACAGATATGCAGAGGTTGTAGAAACTCCTATTAATTACACAGGGGAAGTAAAAAAAGGAGACACTCTTTTAGTACACCATAATGTTTTTAAATTTTATAATGACATGTATGGTAAAAGAAAAAGCGGTAAAAGTTTTTTTAAAGAAGATTTATTCTTTATTGATCCTGATCAGTTTTTTTTATTTAAAAGAGGTGATAAGTGGCATGGGTATGATAAATATTGTTTTGTAAAACCTGGCAAGGTAAGAGATAGTTTTTTGAAAAAATCAGGAACTGTTGAGCCTTTAATTGGAACTTTAATTTACTCTAATGCTCAACTTAAAAAGAAAGGTCTCAAAGAAGGAGATGTTGTTTCTTATCAACCAGATTCTGAATATGCATTTAAGGTAGATGGAGAGACTTTGTACAGGATGTTTACAAACAATATAACTCTTAAATTAAATGGATAGCAAAAGTATAAAACTACAAATTATAAACGCAGGGGAACAAGCTGTAAATCAGCTTATTAAAGTTGCAAAAGAAGATATAATTAAATATGACAAAGATGACGAGTTGGCAGCTGACAGATTAAAAAATGCAGCAGCTACTAAAAAACTAGCTATATTTGATGCTTTTGAAATTTTACAAAGAATTGAAGAAGAAAGAGATATTTTGAATGGAGTAGAAAAAACAACAACTAACACCCCTAAAGGATTTGCAGAATCAAGATCAAAATAAACTATATCGAATTGTAAACAAGAAAGTTCCTAAATCTGTTATAGCTACAAAAAACAGAGCAAGAAGCTGGCAGTATGGGTATAATGAAAAATACGATATAGTTGTAATTTCTAAAGACGGAACAATAGGGGATATTTACAATATTAATAATTTACTTATTGCTTTACCCTCCACTCCTAAACTAAATTCTGAGTTAAAAAAACAAGACCAATACTGGAAGTCTTTTGACATCCCAAAAGAAATTAAAAAACTTCAAACTATATTTCACTGGCATCAAACCCCTCCTCACTTTAAATCTAAATGGGTTGATTTTATAGAAAAAGAATTTGATAAAAGAGAGCAAGGACACTGGTTTTTGAATAATGGAACACCTACATATATTACAGGAACACATTATATGTATTTACAGTGGACAAAAATAGACGTAGGTCATCCAGATTTTAGAGAAGCAAATAGGATATTTTATATATTTTGGGAAGCATGTAAGGCTGACTCCAGAAGCTTTGGTATGTGTTATTTAAAAATAAGACGTTCTGGGTTTTCTTTTATGAGTTCATGTGAAGGGGTAAATCAAGCTACTATTACTAAAGATGCACGTATAGGTATACTTTCTAAAACAGGTGCTGATGCAAAAAAAATGTTTACCGATAAAGTTGTACCAATATCTAACAACTACCCTTTCTTTTTTAAACCTATACAAGATGGTATGGATAAACCTAAAACCGAACTAGCATACCGTGTTCCCGCATCTAAGATTACTAAAAAAAATATGTATGAAACTAATGATGAAGAATTAGAAGGATTAGATACTACTATAGACTGGAAGAACACTTCTGACAACTCTTATGACGGTGAGAAACTTCAATACTTATTACATGATGAAAGTGGTAAATGGGAAAGACCAGAAAACATTTTAAATAACTGGCGTGTAACTAAAACGTGTTTACGTTTAGGAAGTAAGATAATAGGAAAATGCATGATGGGTTCTACTTCAAACGCTTTAGACAAAGGAGGAGCAAACTTTAAAAAACTTTATGAAGACTCTGATTGTTTAAAAAGAAACGCAAACGGACAAACTAAATCTGGACTATATAATTTATTTATACCAATGGAGTGGAACTTTGAAGGGTATATAGATAAATATGGAATGCCTGTATTACATACACCTAAACAACCAGTTGAAGGAATAGATGGTGAGCCTATAAAACTTGGAGCAATAGATTATTGGAAAAATGAAGTAGAGTCTTTATCACAAGATGCTGATGCTTTAAACGAATTTTACAGACAGTTTCCTAGAACAGAATCACATGCATTTAGAGATGAAAGCAAACAATCTTTGTTTAATTTAACTAAAATTTACCAGCAAATAGATTATAACGATTCATTAATAAAAGAACATTTTATAACTCAAGGATCATTTCACTGGCGTGATGGAGTTAAAGATTCTACAGTTGTGTGGAGTCCGAATAGAAATGGAAGATTTTTTGTAACTTGGCTACCAAGAAAAGATTTACAAAACAGAATAATAACTAGAAACGGAAGAAAGTATCCTGGAAACGAACATCTTGGTTCTTTTGGATGTGACTCGTATGATATTTCTGGTGTTGTTGTAGGAAAAGGTTCTAACGGATCTTTACACGGAATGACTAAATTTAGTATGGAAGAAACACCTAACAATCATTTCTTTTTAGAATATATAGCTCGACCACAAACTGCTGAAATATTTTTTGAAGAAGTTTTAATGGCTTGTGTGTTTTATGGTATGCCAATATTGGCTGAGAACAATAAACCTCGTTTATTATATCATTTTAAAAATCGTGGCTATAGAGGATTTTGTATGAATAGAGTAGATAAAAGATTAAATAAGTTATCAAAAACTGAGCGTGAGTTAGGAGGTATACCTAATTCTTCTGAAGATGTAAAACAATCACATGCTTCAGCGATAGAGTCGTATATAGAAAAACATATAGGCCTTGATTTAACAGGTGAATATAGAGATAAAGAAGATATGGGTGAAATGTATTTTCAACGTACATTAGAAGATTGGGCTAAATTTGACATAAGTAATAGAACTAAATTTGATGCGTCCATCAGCTCTGGTTTAGCTATAATGGCTAATCAGAAGCACTTATATACACCGACTAAAGAAAAATCAAAAATAAGCGTTAACTTTGCACGATACAACAACTCAAGCTCTTACAGTCAATTAATAAAGTAAATGAAAGAAGTTAAAATAAATATTAAGTCCGCTGTATTTCCAGATCAATTCGCTTCAGATGCGCAGAAAAAAACAGAAGAATTTGGATTACAGGTAGGACAAGCTATACAATACGAGTGGTTTAGAAAAGATGGTGGGAGCTGTAGGTTTTATGACCAATGGACTGCTTTTAATAGATTAAGATTATATTCGAGAGGAGAACAATCTATAGCTAAATACAAAAATGAATTAGCTGTAGATGGAGATTTGAGTTATTTAAATTTAGACTGGACTCCTATTTCGGTTATACCAAAGTTTGTAGACATAGTTGTAAACGGAATGTCGGACAGATTATTTAAAGTAAAAGCGTATGCGCAAGACGCTATGTCTGCCGAAAAAAGAAACAAATTTCAAAACATGATAGAAGGACAAATGATTGCTCGTCCTTTATTAAGACAAATAACAGAAGATTTTGGAGTAGATGTATTTAGTGTTCCTGAAGAAACTTTACCTAATGATGATCAGGAGCTGGAACTATACATGAATTTAAAATATAAACCAGCTATAGAGATAGCTGAAGAAGAAGCTATAAATACTTTGTTAGCCGAAAATCATTATGAAGATTTAAGAAAAAGAGTAGATTTAGATTTAATGGTGTTAGGTGTAGGAATGACTAAACACCAATTTTTATTAGGTCAAGGGGTAACGGTTGATTATGTTGATCCAGCTAATGTTGTTTATAGCTACACAGAAGACCCTTATTTTAAAGACTGTTTTTATTGGGGTGAAATAAAAACTATACCTATAACTGAGCTAGTTAAGATTGACCCAGATATCACAAATGAACAAATGCAAGAGATATCTAAATACAGTCAATCGTGGTATGACTATTTTAATGTAGCGCAAATGTATGAGAACAGTATGTTTGCAAAAGACACATGCACATTATTATATTTTAATTATAAAACAACAAATACTTTTGTTTACAAAAAGAAAGAAATAAGCGAAGGAGTATATAAGACTGTAGAAAAAGACGATCAATTTAATCCGCCAGAAGAAATGATGTCGGAAGGAAAGTTTGAAAAAGTAGAGAAAAGAATAGATGTATGGTATGAAGGTATAATGGTTATGGGTACTAACATTATTTTAAAATGGGAGATGATGGAGAATATGGTAAGACCTAATTCTGCAAACCAATACGCTTTACCAAATTATGTTGCTTGCGCACCAAGAATGTATAAAGGAAACATTGAATCTCTTGTAAGAAGAATGATTCCTTTTGCTGACTTAATACAAATGACTCATTTAAAAATTCAACAAGTCGTAGCAAGAGTAGTTCCTGATGGTGTATTTATAGATGCTGACGGATTAAACGAAGTTGATTTAGGAACAGGCAACGCTTATAATCCAGAGGATGCCTTAAGACTGTACTTCCAAACAGGTAGTGTTGTTGGTAGAAGTTACACTCAAGACGGAGAGTTTAACAATGCAAGAATACCTATTTCTCAACTTACTTCTAACAGCGGGCAAAGTAAAATGCAAATGCTTATAGGAAATTATAATCATTACTTAGATATGATTAGGCAAGTAACAGGATTAAATGAAGCAAGGGATGGTTCTACACCTGATCCTAACTCTTTAGTTGGTGTTCAAAAACTAGCAGCGTTAAATTCTAATACCGCTACTAGACATATATTACAAGGTAGTTTGTATATAACTAAAACTTTAGCTGAGGCTTTAGCTATAAGAACTGCTGATATTTTACAATACTCTGATTTTAAAGATGAGTTCGCAATGCAAATTGGTAAATATAATGTAGCTATTATAGAAGAAATTAAAAATTTATACCTGCATGATTTTGGAATATTTATTGAAATGTCTCCAGATGAAGAAGAAAAAGCTATGTTAGAAGCAAATATACAAATGGCTTTATCTCAAAAAGATATTAGCTTAGAAGATGCAATTGACATAAGAGAGATTCATAATTTAAAAATGGCGAATCAATTATTAAAAGTCAAAAGAAAAGCGAAGCAAGACGCAGAACAACAACAGCAAATGCAACAACAACAAATGCAAGCTCAAATGCAAATGCAACAACAACAAGCTGCAGCTCAAGCTGAAATGCAAAAAGTCCAAATGGAGATGGAAGGTAAGATGCAGTTAAAACAAGCTGAGATAGGTTTCGAAATAGAAAAAATGAAAAACGAAGCTACTCTCAAGTCTCAGTTAATGGCTGAAGAGTTCCAATACAATATGCAAATAAAAGGCATGGAACAAAGCAATATGGATGCAAGAGAGCAAAACAGAGAGAAAGCAAAAGACAGAAGGATAAATCAACAATCTTCAAATCAATCTAGAATGATTGAGCAAAGAAAAAGAAACACTCCTTCTATAAATTTTGAGTCTAACGAGGACAGTTTAGATGGATTTGATTTAGCTGAATTCGACCCTCGATAGCTTAAATTTATATTAAATTAAGTATTAACTTTGTAAAAAATTAAATAAAATGGAATTAAAAGTAAAAGAAGTAAAATTCGAAGAAGAAAAATCTACTCAAGAAATTGAGGCAAAACTATTAGACGAACACGCTAAAAAGCAAGAGGCTCAAGAAGTTACTGAAGAGCCAGTTGCTGAGGTAAAAGAAAATGTTTCTGATGTAAAAGAAGAAACACAAACTCCCGTGTCAGAGTTAAGTGACACAGATGTTCTTTCATATATTAAAGAGAGATATGATAAAAACATAAATTCAGTTGATGAATTGTTTGCTCAGAAAAAAGAAAACGAACCATTACCTGAAGATGTTGCAGCATATTTCAAATATAAAAAGGAAACTGGTCGTGGCATCGAAGACTTTTATAAATTACAGAAAGACTACGATAACATGGACGGTGACCAACTGTTAGCTGATTATTATGGCGCTACCGAAGAAGGTTTAGACGCTATAGATATTCAAGATATGATGGAGGATAAGTTTAGCTTTGATGAAGAGATGGACGATCCAAAAGATATCAAGAAAATTAAATTAGCTAAAAAACGAGAACTTGCGAAAGCAAAAAAGTTTTTTAATGAACAGAAAGATAAATATAAAGCTCCTCTTGAGTCAAGTGGGGGTGGGTTATCTGATGAACAAGAAAAAAATCTTAATGCTTATAAAAGTTATATAGAGGAATCTAAATCAGTTGAAGAGGCAAATAACAAAAGATACAACCACTTCTTGCAAAAAACAGACTCTGTTTTTAACGATGAATTTAAAGGTTTTAAATTCGATGTCGGAGAGAAGTCAATTTCTTTTAAGCCTGGGACAGCTCAAGAATTAAAAAACAGACAATCTGATGTAAATATCTTTTTAGAGAAATTTATGAAAGATGGTTTGATAGCTGATGCAGAAGGATACCACAGGTCTCTTTCAATAGCAATGAACCCAGACAAATTTGCAAAATTTTTCTACGAGCAAGGGGTTGCTGCAACCGTAGATAATGTTGCTAAAAAATCTAAAAACATCAATATGGATGTAAGGCAAGCTCCAAAGTCTTTCTCAAAAGATGGGCTAAAAATAAGAGCGGTAGGAGATACATCAACTGGTAAAGGACTCAAAATTAGAAGTATTAAATAAATTATTAAAATAAAAAAAAGTAATTATGTCAGTATTATTAAACCCAAATTTTCAATTACAGCCATCTGCACAGAGAACTGTATTGCAATCTAACTACATAACAGACTTTAATTTCTTGAATCAGTATTTACCAGATACCTATGAAAAAGAATTTGAGCGTTATGGAAATAGATCAGTAGCATCTTTCTTAAGACAAGTAGGTGCTGAAATGCCAACTAACTCAGATTTGATTAAGTGGGCAGAACAAGGTAGATTACACGTTAAGTATACAAATGTAAACGCAGACGATGCAGCGGCTCAAGGTAACGCAGCAGCTAACTTTACAGTTAACGATGTATTAAACCCTGCTACTAACGCAGCAGCAAACATTTCAGGACAAATCGCAATCAGAATTGGTCAAACAATTATGATTTCTGATAACACTCCTGGATCAACATTAAGTAACAAAGCAATTGTAACTAACGTAAACTACGCTACAGGAGTTGTAACGGTTGTATTCTATGAAGCAGCTGGTCAGGCAATGGCACAAAACTCAACTGTAACTCTTTTCGTTTACGGTTCTGAATTCAAAAAAGGAACTGATACAATGGCTGAATCATTAACTTCAGATGATTTCATCTTCCAAAATTCACCAATCATTATCAAAGACAAGTATAGAGTTGCTGGTTCTGATATGGCGCAAATCGGATGGATTGAAATTTCAGGAGAAGATGGAGCAAACGGATACCTATGGTATTTAAAGTCAGAGCATGACACTAGACTACGTTTTGAGGACTACCTAGAAACAGCAATGGTGGAAGCAGTTCCAGCAGCAGTTGGTTCTGGTGCAATCGCAGCTGGTGGTGATGTAGGTAACAAAGGTTCTGACGGAATCTTCTTTGTAGTAGAAAACAGAGGAAATGTATGGGGTGGAGGTAACCCTGTAACTCTTGCTGGTTTCGATTCAATGATTCAAAGATTAGATAAGCAAGGAGCTATTGAAGAAAATGTTCTATTTGTAAATAGACAATTCTCATTTGATATAGATGATATGTTAGCAGCACAAAACTCTTACGGAGCTGGTGGTACTTCATACGGTCTATTTGACAATGATGCAGATATGGCTTTAAATCTTGGATTCACAGGATTTAGAAGAGGTTATGACTTCTACAAGTCAGACTGGAAATATCTTAACGATGCTACTATGAGAGGTGGTCTAGTTGGAGGAGCAGTAAACGGACTTTTAGTTCCAGCTGGTTCAACTACTGTTTATGACCAAATCTTAGGTAAAAACGCTAAGAGACCATTCTTACATGTACGTTATAGAGCTTCTGAAACAGAAGACAGAAGATATAAAACTTGGATTACTGGTTCTGCTGGTGGTGCATCATCTTCTAACTTTGACAGAATGGATGTTAACTTCCTTTCTGAAAGAGCTGTATGTACATTAGGTGCAAACAACTTCTTCTTATTCAAGCAATAAGATAAGCTAACCAAATATAAGGGGGGTTCTATACCCCCCTAATATTTATTTTTAAATTAAATTAAATTATAATAAAATGAAAAAAACAAATAAATTTGTCGCTAAGACATACAAACTCACAAGTGATTCAACTCCACTTTCTTACATGTTGGCATCACGTAATTCAGCCAGATATCCATTACTACATTTTGATGACGAAAAAGGTATTAACAGACCAATGCGTTATGCAAAAAATCAAAAGTCTCCATTCGAGGATGAGCAAGACGGTAATGCTATATTAGAACCAATAGTTTTTGAAGATGGATTTTTACATGTTCCAAAAGAAAACCAAGTACTACAACAATTTTTACATTATCACCCACAAAAGGGAAAAGTGTTTGTTGAAGTAGACAAAGCTAGGGATGCAAGTGAACAAGTAGATTGGATGGATTTTGTGTTAGAAGCACAAATACAAGCAAGAGATTTATCGGTAGCTAAATTAGCTAGTCTCGGTAGAGTTGTTTTCGGTCAAAAGGCTGATAAAATGACTACAGCTGAACTGAGAAGAGATATGCTTGTGTATGCTCAAAATGACCCACAAGACTTTTTAGATACTTTAAACGACCCTATGATTCAAATACAAGATGAAGTAGTTCAGTTTGTAAGCGCAGGATTGTTAAGAATAAACGCTAATAAAGTAAGTTTTAATTTACCAAGTAATAAGAAAAAATTAATGACAGTTCCTTTTGGTGAAGACGCTCATTATATACTAGCTTCTTATATGCAAAGTGACGATGGTTTAGAAGTTTATAAGTTGTTGAAAAAGCACCTTAATAAATCTAAGTAATATTGCTTATCTTTATGGCTCAAATAAATGTTTAACCCTAAAAAATTTTTACTATGTTAAAATATTTAAAAATTGAAATTAGTGATGTTTTTTATCTGATACCTATACACTCGATCATTACTGTTGAAGTAGGCGCAAATACTCAAGTTGATATTCTTTTCAACTTAGCTGGCCATACTGCATCGGGAGCGGCAGAAGTGTTAGGAGTAAGATTAACAGCTACTACAGCAGCTGATGCTGCGAAGACTAAAGAGCAAGCTAATAGTATCATTGATGCTATGGAGCAAGCTTTAAGTACAAGCTGGACAAGTCCTTATTTTGAGTTAGTTCCTGCGTATCCTATTACTGCAGTTGGGCAACTTCAAGAAGCATGGGCATAAGTAACATTTGCTAAAAACTAAGAAGAGGCTTAAAAATTTAGGCCTCTTTTTTTTTACGTATATTTGTAAAAATAATTATACACTATGCCAGCAAATATTAATGAGGTAAGAAACACCGTTTTAGCTATTGCTAATAAAAATAATTATGGCTACATATCTCCTGCAGATTTTAACTTATATGCAAAGCAGGCGCAAATGGATATGTTCGAAGATTATTTTTATCAATACAATAATTGGGTAAATAAACAAAACGCAAGAGTATCAGGAACAGGATATGCTGATATAGTTAAAGGATTAGTTGAGGTTATAGATTCGTTTTCTGTACAAGTTTTTTTAACACAAACTTTGGCAAATACATATCAACTACCAGTTGATTATTATTTAATTAATAAATTATTTTATTATCCTACAGTTTTGTCTACAGGAACAAACACAACAGTAACAGCTTTTAAATTAACAGATTCAGCTGCAAGCTTTTCAAACTTAACCTCACCTTATACACCACCTATTTCTAGCTTAATAGTTAACACAACTACTCAAGCTCAGGCATATGTAACTGATGTAGACAATCCAACTGTTTTATCTATAAGTGGAAACATAATGAACTTAAATGATAATTATGTTATTTATGATAACACAAAAATTACGGAAGTAGAAAGAGTTAGTCAAAATAAAATATTTTATTTAACTAGCTCCCCACTTACCGCTCCTTCTGCCCAGTTTCCAGCTTATGTTCTAGATGGAAATACCGTAACTGTATACCCTACAGTATTAGGGCCTAATGTGGGGAGCAACACATTTAGTCAGTGGACACCGTCAAGTATTATGTGTCAGTATGTAAGATACCCTCTTACACCACAATGGACTTATGTTTCGTTAGCTGGTGGTGAGCCTTTATTTGATAACACAAACCCAAGCTTTCAAGAGTTTGAGTTACCTAATTCTGATGAACCTGCATTGATTGCTAAAATTTGTCAGTATGTAGGTATTGAGATTAGAGAAGCTGACGTGTATAATTTTGGAGAAAAACAAGTAATAGAAGAAGCACAAACAACAACATAATATGGCATATATTAACGATTATCAATATTACGAGAATGGCGGAAATCTTCCTGCAGATGCTAATTGGGGGTCTTATCAATATGTGTCTTTAGAAGAAATAGTAAACAACTTTGTATTAATGTATACAGGTAATAATGAGTTGTTGAACAATGTAAATAGATATCAAGTTTTATTCTACGCAAAAAGAGGCATACAAGAATTGAACTATGATGCTATGAAAGAAATTAAAATTTTAGAACTAGACGTGTGCGATTCTTTAAGGTTTGTTTTACCACAAGACTATGTTAACTGGGTTAGAATATCTATTTATAAAAACCAAGTTCTGATGCCTTTATCAGAAAACATACAAACACTTTGGAGTGGAGCATACTTACAAGACAATAATTGTAATATTTTATTTGATCAGGATGGTAATGTGTTAAAACCACAACACTCATCTTTAGATATGGATAGGATTACGGGAACTAAAAAAAGTATTTATCTAAATGAAGACAGTCCATTTAATGAACAGTTAGGTTATAATGTAGATGGATACTGGTACTTTGACTATGCAATAGGTGCAAGGTTTGGATTAAATACCGAGACCGCTAATCAGAACCCAACATTTAGCATCGATAAAAAAGCTGGTGTTATCAATTTTAGCTCAGGGACATTAAATGAATTAGTTATTTTAGAATATGTATCAGACGGAATGGAGAATGGTAATAATGCAAACATTGAAGTAAATAAACTTTTCGAAGATTATTTATATGCATATATTAGATACTCGTTATTAAACGGTAGATTAGGAGTGCAAGAATACATAGTTAATAGAGCAAGAAAAGACAAATCTTCTTTATTAAGAAACGCAAAAATAAGATTAAGTAATATACACCCTGGAAGACTCTTACAAAACTTAAGAGGTCAGGCTAAATGGATAAAGTAATATGGCTTTAGTAAGCACGAATTTCGTACAAGGTAAGATGAATAAGAGCGTTGATGAACGTCTTATTCCAGAAGGTCAGTATATTGACGCAATGAATGTACGTTTAGGTTCTACCGAAACTACAGAAATTGGTGCAGTAGAAAACTCAAGAGGTAACACTCAGTTAACCAATATAGATGGTTTAGGTGCTAACCCAAGATGTATAGGAGCTTATGATGACGGTATTAGCGAAACTATGTATTGGTTTGTTACTTCTGATACTACTGATATGATTTTATCTTATCACACCCCAACACAAGTTACCACAAAACATGTAGTTTCTGTAAGTGTATTAAACTTTAATTCTCAGTATTTAATAACAGGTGTAAATTTAATAGAAGACTTATTGTTTTTTACAGACGATTTTAATCCACCTAGAAAAATAAATGTAAATAGAAATTATCCTGAACCAAGTGGCTCACCTTTAACAGATAATATTATTGCAGAAGATTTAAACGTAATATTAAAACCACCAGGATATGAGCCTTTAGATAATTTACCAGCACCACAGGTAGATTTATTAAATATTCCAGGCGAAGAAAATTATATAGAAGATAGATTTATTTCTTTTGGTTATAGATATAGATATCAAGATAAAGAATATAGTGCAACTTCCTTATTTACAGTGCCAGCATTTCAACCTGGTACTTTTAGCTTAGACCCTAATAATTATAACAATAAGGGTATGGTCAATAACTTTAATTCAGCTAATGTAACTTTTGATACAGGATCAGAAAGAGTTATTGAAATTGATTTATTATACAAACTTACCACATCAAGTACTATTTATGTAATTGAAAGATTTGTAAAAGAAGATTTAGGTTGGGGTGATAACACTAATCAAACTATTCTCTTTACTAACAGTAAAATATATACTACGTTAGGATCAGACGAATTATTAAGGTTATATGATAATGTGCCTAGATTATCAAAAGCTCAAACAATAATGGCAAACCGTTTAGTATATGGAAACAATGTAGATGGTTATGATATAGCTGATGCTAACGGGCAAATATTATCTCAAAATTTTAACACTACTTTAGAAAGCACTCAGCTTTCATTAACTGAAGGGCCAAGTCCTACATTTAATACTGCTGCACCAAATAACGCTAACTCTATACCTTATAACATAAATCCTAATTCAGCAAACTTAACTTACGCTAATAGCACGATAACTTTTGATTTAACTGATTTTGTAGCTAACCCAAGCGCTGGATTACCAAACAGGCTATTACAAGGAACACAATTAAATTTCAACTTTACGGTTGAAAGTTATAGATGGGAGTCAACCTCAACAAATTCAGCAGGAACAGTAACAACAACCTGTACTGCAGCTGGTGCGCCTATAGCGGACTGTTCTTGTTTTCCAACATGGACAGGAACTGACTCGCCTTTTGACATATCATTTACATTTAGATTAAATCAGGATTATACAACTATTTTTGATATGGTTAATAGTTCTGAGTTTCAAGCACAAGTAGGAACAGAATTACCATTAAACATAACTGCTTTATCGGCTTGCGGAACAGCTAATCAAGGAACTTCAATGTGCGACAACTTTAATTGTTCAGTAGCTATACCAACAATATGCGCATATACTAAAAACAATAGTAGTATAAACGATCAAACACAGCAACAAGGATTTAGGCTTACAGCAACACCAGGAAGTAATCAGTTTTCTTTACAGCTAATAGCGATGAACTCTAGATTTACTGATGGTACTGGAATTCGTCACGATGTTTTTGAATATTTTAGATTTGTAAATGGTAGTTTCTTTTATATAAGTGACCAAAACACTGCAAGCTTACATAGTAATAGAGATTACGAAACAGGTATAGTTTATCTTGATGATTATGGTAGAGCATCTACGGTATTAGTTTCTTTATTTAATACAGTGTTTGTTCCTCCAGCACAATCAATAGATAAAAACCAAATTAAAGTTAACATACCTACTTTTGACCAAGCGCCATATTGGGCTAATTCATACAAGTTTGTAGTTAAACCAAGTGCAACAACTTACGAAACTATTTTTGTAAACTTCTTTTATGTTGACCCTTTAACTAATATTACTTATTTTAAATTAGAAGGTGATAATATAAATAAGGTAAAATTAGGTGATACTTTAATTGTAAAAAAAGATACACTAGGGCCTACAACACAAGAAATAAAAGTTACAGTTTTAGATACATCTGCACAGTCAAGAAACTTTTTAAACTCAGACCCTACTAATCCATCACCAGCAACTAATGTTCAATTAGCTGGGTATTATATGCAGTTAAAAGCTATAAACTTTTCAGCTGCTGCGCAAGAGGGAGATGTAATAGAAACTTGGCCAACTAAAAGTGCAGGCGGAATAGTAACAGGAGCTTTCCCTTGTTCTGGTGGTTACGATTGGATTGGTACAAGATCTAGACAAAATGTAGCATCTGTTAATTACAATAGATGGATGTATAGGCTAGCTCAGTTTGATGACTTAAACAACCCGAGTTACGCCAACATGACTAACATTGATTTGCCTGCAGGGTCGGTTGTTCAAATTAAAATTGAAAACAAAAGAACCCATAGAGGAAATAAGTGTGAAGGGTTAGAATATATATACGACAAACAATATGTGGTATCGCAAGACTACGCTACTTTTAGTGCGTGGTGGTTTGGTGATAATATTGCTATAGACACGGGAGATGTTAATGCAGGTAATTTAACAAATACCTTTAATAACACCGTTATAAACTCAACAACCATACCTCCATGTAAATCTGACATCCCAAATCCTCCAGGTTTTGGAGAAACACAATATCACTTTATAAAAGACTCTAACGGTATAGAGTATTTTGCAATTGCAGTAGCTATTCCAGCTTGTAGAGGTTCTGTATTTGCACCAGTAAGAGATTCTATATCTTCAATGGAATTAGTTGTATATAGAGCGGATAATACTATCATATTTGAAACTGAGCCAGCGGATGCCGACCCAGATTTATTTTATGATTCTTCTGAAAAATACCCTGTTATTCACACCCCTCAACACAGTTATCACGCCACAGGGCCTATAAAGGCTAGCTCTACGATAACATCAGTTGCGGTTGACAAATTGGTTGATAGTACAGCAAGCTTCATAGGAACAATAGCTGTTGGAGATTACGTATACAACACTACTACACTTGGAGCAACAAACACAGCTTTAGTTACAGCTATAGATAGTGGTACTCAATTGTCGATTGACACTAATATATTTTTAGCAGGTAATGAATCGTATACAATAGTACGCCCATATGCTGGTAATATAAATCAAAACAACTCTACACAGGCGGAAATAATTTTACCTTTTATGAATTGTTATACTTTTGGTAACGGTGTTGAAAGTTTTAAAATAAACGATGCTTTAGCTGGTAGGTCATTCTCATTAGGAGAAAGGGTTTTAGCTGTATCGAATGCTGATTATAAAGAAGCTGATAGGTTTGCAGGTTTGACATACAGTGGTCTGTATAGTGGAACAAATAACTTAAACAACTTAAATGAGTTTAATTTAGGACTAGCAAACTTTAAAGATTGCGAAACTTCTTTCGGCCCTATTCAGTATTTACATGCACGTAAAACAGACATCTTAGTTTTACAAGAAGATAGAATTACTTATGTGTATGCGGGTAAAAATATATTAACAGATGCTGTAGGGGGTGGTTTAGTAACATCAGTTCCTGAAGTTTTAGGAGAGCAAATAGCTAGAATAGAAGAGTATGGAATGAGTTTTAATCCAGAAAGCTTTGCTTCATTTGGTTATGATATGTACTTCACAGATACAAAGCGTGGCGCTGTTTTACAGTTAAGTGGGTCAAGCGCAGCTAATGATGTATTAAATGTTATATCAGAACAAGGAATGCGTTCATGGTTTAGAGATCAGTTTTATGCTCAATTATTAACACAAAAACTAGGAGGATACGACCCTTATATGCAAGAATATGTATTGAATAGTAATACAATTGAAGTACCTTTTGAAGCTCCTAAAGTTCCGTGTAATCAAGTGCTGCAACAACAAAACAGAACCACACCTTATTCATATGTAGTAGATGCGGGTAATGTTATCGGAACTGTTAGTATAATATTAGTAGTAGAGGCTGGAAGTGGAAACGTACAATTAACTGGAGAATGGAATGGTGTTAGCTTCCCTAATGCACCTGTTGGGCCTGGAACTTATACTTTTACTGTTAATAAAACAGCTAATACTCCTAGCGATGTAAACATAACAATTACACCAAGTAGCGCTGCTAGTTATTCTGTTCAAGTAAAATGTCCTCCTCCTGTAAATATAACTGTTACTCAAGTAGTAATAACTTCTGCACAGGATGTAGGTAAGTATATACACGCAGAATACTATTGGTCAAACAATACTGTGACAAGCCCTATCTCAAGTTCTATGGTAACTTTTGGTAACAGCACAACCGTAGCGTCTTTATTTTATTCTCAAACAGGGGTGCGTTCAGTAGGAGTATTTCCGTATGATGGTGTAAATTTAATATTGAGAAGTAATAAAATTAATTTTGATGACTTTGATTTCCAGCAAGGTTCAAATAAATTTTTATGGTTAAGCACAAATACTGTTTATCAAAACACTGCAGCTGATATATCTACATTACTTCAGGCTGGTAACCTCATAGTGCCTGTAACAAATCCGCAAACAGGATTATTTCAAGCACAAGTAACAGGTGCTAGTATACCAAATAATCAAAATCAGTTATATTTGATTTATGATTTAAGAGAAGTGACTGCACAAAAGTTATGTTATAGTGCAGTAAGTGCGGCTGAAGCATGTTGTGATTGTCAAAGCACTGGTGATGGTTGTACAGCTAACCCAGCTTGTTGCTTTGGGTGTACAGCTTTTGCAGTGGGTGGATTAAGATATAATCCAAGTGACGCTTGCGCATCACCACAATTTACAAATTATTATCACTCAGGAACAGGTACATATCCAATTGTTGGAGATATTGTATATTCGTCAACAACTTGTGATAGTGGTACTCACGTTGGTCAGGGGTATTATAAAATTATGAATGAAAACACAGTAATGGAAATAGGAACACAAGGATTAGTAATTAGTAAACAAACATGTTAAATTATGGCAGGATGTATAGGAACATATTATTACGATGGGACGAGTTTTGCAAATTCGACATCTATATACACTAACTCAAGCTTACTAACTGTAGCTCCAGATGGATGGTATAGTTTAAATGGTTTAAGTAGACAAATGATAGGTGGAGTTCTTCAAGCTGCAGTTGCGTGTGTAACTTGTGCGTCACCGTGTACCATTACACCAGCGGCAAATAGTGCTGGTAGAGGGCAGTTTAAAGCAACAATAGATTTAGGAACTGCAACTGGCGCTGTTATATTAAAATTTAACCCACAAGGTGTTCCAGATGGATTAACTTGGGTTTATGACGGAACAACAGCATCAGAATACTCTTCTCCAACTTTTGGTTATTTACAAGGTTTAATAGGAACAGTTGCCGCTGCAGGATTAACATCTTGCGATAGTAATTTAGGTTTAGGAAGCGGGCTTGATAATGCGACTGGAAGTAACGGAGGTTCTTATCTAAACGTTCCTGTTTTTAATTGGGATTCAGGAAGTAATTCTTTTGTAAACAGTGGTGGCACAACAACACTAGGCCCTTATGCTAATCAAGCTGCAGGTGGTGTAGATTTTACATCAACCCCTCCAGCACCAACAGGTGATTGGGTATATATAGTAGTGCCAAAACCAAATGCCACCCCAACTACAATGTTAATAACAGTTGAAGCGCCATGTACAGGTACAGCTTGGAGTATGCAAAGTTCGTGTCCAGCTCCTTTAACTGGAAATAATACTTTTACTGCTGCAAAAGCATCAGCAGCTCAAGCGTGTGCTGAGACCACTCGAGCAACTAGCTTATATAATGTTCCAGTGAATGGAACTGCAGGTGTACCAGGTTTATATGACTGGGTATTTACTGATCCTAATGGAGTCACTCCAGCATTAGGATTTTATTCATACGGGCCTCAAGGAACAGGCGCACCATGGATAGAAGTAGGAACAGATGGAGTAGTAGTAGCAACAGGAACTTGTCCTTAAAAAATTAATTATGTCAGGAACATCGATACCAACTTGTCCAACCTTATCGTATAGCGGGCCTCCTGTAAACGGATGGCCATCGTTTTATTCTTTCTGTCCTGAGTGGATGCAAGGAATGAATAACTTTTTTTATTCATTTAAGAATGGCGAGTTGTATAGACATAATACTAACAACGCAAGAAACACTTACTACGGAATATTTAGTCCCTCAACTATAACAGGAGTGTTTAATCAAGAACCACAAACTATTAAATTATTTAAAACAATGTCTCTCGAGTCAGATGCCTCATGGGCGGCTACAGAATTGTTTACAGATTTGAGTACAGGATCAATGCTGAACACTTATTTTGAACAAAAAGAAGGCGAGTGGTTTTCTTTTATTAGAGCTAATGCAGGAACAGTAAATTGGAATATGCGTTCAGCAAATGGTATAGGAAATAACAACGCTGTATCAGGGCCTGTAGCGGCAACTGTTATAGGTTTTTCAGCTCCTAATTCTCCTGGTTACATTATATCTGTAGGAGATATAGCTTATTGGAATAATGGTGGAGCGGCTACTTTGATAGGGCCTGTAACAGCTGTTAACAATAGCAATACAGTAAACCAGTCATCTATAACTGTTGATGCTTCAGCTACTGCACAACCACCAGTAGGTGCATTTATTATGTACATAAAAGATGCAGTTGCAGAGTCACATGGAGCTAGAGGATATTATATGCAATTTACTATTTCAAATTCACTAACTACGCCTGTTGAATTATTTGCTGTAGGAAGTAGCGTGATGAAAAGTTATCCATAGATTTTTATTATCTTTGCGTAAATGGATTTGGATATTAGAGTATTAAAAGAAGGGGATTACGAAGATATATTAGTAAAATGGTGGAAAGATTGGAGATGGACTCCCCCTTCAAAAGAATTTTTACCTGAAGATGGCAAGGGAGGTTATATAGTATATGACGGAGAAACTCCTGTGTGTGCAGGATTTATGTATCTTACAAATTCAAAAGTAGTGTGGTGTGATTGGATAGTTTCTAATTTTCAATACAAAGACAGGGAAAAAAGAAAACAAGCTATTTATTTATTAATAGCAACTATAAGCCAAATGGCTAAAGATTTAGAAAAAAAATATGTTTATGCTTTATTAAAAAATCAACCTTTAATAAACGCATACAAACAACTAGGGTATCAAGAAGGTAGTACATATACTCAAGAAATGATAAAAATATTATAATATGGCAGCAGTAACATCATCTATAGTCGGGATTGCTTCGGGAGCTTTTGGTGCTTATCAATCTTTTAAACAAGCAGCAGACGCAAAATCCGCTGCAGCAAAGGCCGCAAAAGATTCTAAAAAATTAATGGCAGAAGCAAAGCTAATGGCAGAAAAGAACTACTTTGAAGGTCTTAATGTTCCTATGGGTGCATACGAAAGACAAAGAGAGGAAAATCTTGTTGCTGGTCAACAAGCTATTGCAGCACTACAAGAAGGGGATCAAAGAGCTTTAGCTGGTGGTGTAGGTTCTGTAAATCAAGCACAAACTGTAGCATCTGAAAATTTAAGAAATGATTTAGGTCAAGCTTTGTATGATAATGAAAAAATGAAAGCTGAAGAAAGAAAGTCGATAAATGAAAACTTAATTGCAGCAAATGTAGGTGAAGCCAAAGATTTAAGAGCTGAAGCAGATTATCAAGAAAGAGCTAGAAAACAATCTATGATGTCTGGAGTTACTTCAGCATTAGGTGCTGTTAGTTCTGCAGCAGACTTAGTACCTTTGTATGGTAAAAGCAAAAGCGCTAAACGTGCTGAATCAATTTATAAAGCAAACGAAAGTGCATTTAAAGAGAGAGGTATTGGTTCTGCAAGAGCGCAAAGATTACTTTCTAACCTTGATAAAAACCAACTAAAAGATTTAAGTAAAGAAGGAGCAACTTTTGATTTTGAGACTATATTTGGTAAAGGTAGAAACAATAAAGCTGGAACGATGATGCTGTATGAAGGGGATATAGGGTATTATGATGATCCTTCAGACAACTAAAATAAAAATATGGCTAATTTAAAAGATAAAAATTTCTGGTCAGTCAGAGGCGAAAAAAGTGTTGCTGAAACACAAATCGATTGGAGTGCGGTATCTAAAGATGTTACGACAACTTTAGAAACAATTCGTGATGAAAGAGCTGCAGCTAAACAAGCTATAGAAGACTCAACCAATGAGATGATGAAAGAGTTGATGAAAGGTGAAGACATCAACAACGCCACATTATCTACAGCATTAATTGACGGAGGACAGAGTGGAGCAGACGCTTTACAAGTTCAATTTGATTTACTGAAAAAAGGATTAATAAAGCCAAAAGATTATAAAATCTTTATGCAGAAGCAACAGAATGCATACACTAACCTTAAAAATGTTGTTACTAACTGGGATGCGTGGGATACTAAATCTAAAGAAAGATTAGCTATCGACCCTGCTACTGGACTTCAAATTGCATCACAACTAGAACAAGACTTTAATATAAGCACTTCAGCTTTTGGAAATATGGAAAACGTAAAGTTTATACCAACTGAAGACGGTGGTATGGAAGCGGTTAGATTTATTTACGATGAAGCCACTCAGCAATACGTAATGCCAGACAGAGATAAGAACCCTGAAAACTTTATGAACCCTAATGTTATTGGTGCAAGACAAAGATTTGAAATGAACACCACTGATATTACAACTTCAATGAAGAAGCAAACAGATGCTTTAGGTCAATTTTTAAGAGAAGAACAAATACGTTCTGGTAGAATATTTCAATCTGTAGAAGATTTTAAAGACTCTCCTAATTATTTATCAGCTAAAGAAGCTGCAATAAAAGCGCTAGCTACTACTGATTTACAGAAAGCTAATATAGCTGGTCAAATGGGGTATAGGTTTGCAATGAGTGAAGACCAAAAAGAAAAGATGATTAGCGAAGGAGTGGATGCAAGTAAAATTATCATGTATAAAGCAAATGACGGAAGACCTTCTTTTGCTGATGATGCATTTGATAATGTGGGTATAGAAGAGTTTTTAGGAAATAGATTTGATTCTCAATTAACAGACACATTAAAATTAGAGAAAGGTATTGACCCAATAAAACCATCTGCTAGTGAAACTTTAATAGAGCAAAAAGAAGAGAAAAAAGGTACGACAATTAGAGATTACAATAAGATATTAACTTCAGATAATCTTGATGATGTACAAACTAGTTTAGAAGGACTAATTCAAAGTTATAATCAAGGTGTTAGAGAAGAGGGTGGTAAAGGAGCAGGTAAGGCTATTGTAAGTTATGAGTTAACTGATAATGCAATTATATTTAAATATGCAGACGGAAGCGCTAGTGACCCTATTGAAAGGATAGACCCAGGGCCTGATGGTGAATTCGGAACTGATGACGATGTAATAGTAGATATGTCGGCTCAAATATACGCTATGAGTGAAGCCTTAACTCCTGATATTTTTGATAATTCTACAGAGGTAACAGACTGGATTACAGAAAATAATTTTGAGGTAGGAGATCAAAGAAGAGTAACTGCAGAGGAGGCTAAAGAAATGTTAGCAGGAGAGAATGGTCAAACTATCAGAGATAATGCTATAGCTAGAATTAGAGCTAAAAAGAATGAGAAAGAGGAAGGAAGTGGAGATAATTATAATCCAAGTGAAGAGGAGATAATTAGAGATATTGTTCAGTCAGGTAAAGATGCGTTTAGTGTAACTTTAGGTGGATCAGAGCCTTACAACATAGACGAAACTGCTAATGCTGAAACATTCAGTGCAGGCTTGCAGATTGACGGAAGTACTAGAACTGATATGTTGGCTGGAACATTTAATCCACCACTTAACCTAATTTCTAACTCACTATTAACCGCTTTAGGTCAAATGTTACCAACAGAGCTTATAGATGATATGAGAAAGAAAGGATTAACATTAGATGTTAATCTTATAGATTTAGATGCTGATGAAAACGCAAATACAGATAAAGGTAAAATGGTATTTACTTTTGGAAAGAAAGGTCAGGCTGGATACCAGGAGTTTGTATTAGATTTTAGTGACCCGTCAGAATTTGGTGGTACTGAAATGGGAGAGATTCCTTTTAATGTGATATTAAAAAATGCTGAAGATGGATTCATAAAAAGAATTTTAGATTACGCAAACGAACAAAGAGGACAGAAAACACAAAAAGGAGGTATAGGTGGTAAGAAAAAATTTAACGGATAATAATTATGGAGAACAAATTATTTGAAGAACTATATAGTTATTTCTCAGACGAAGGACTTACAGACCTTGCAGCTGAGGAATTTTTTAATGCTTATAAAGATATAGAAAGCCCGCAGTATAGCGAGCTTTATCAATATCTTTTTGATGAAGGCATGACCGACCTTTCTAAAGAAGAGTTCAACGAAAAATACTTTACAGAACAAGTCGTTGAAAAAAAAAATCCCGACCTTACTCCTGTCGTACCTGGTGGGCCTGGTTCACCAGACGCTCCATCAAATTTCACGCCAGAGGAGGAAGATACGGAATCTCCTACCACACCCCAAGTAACACCACCTTCATCGGATATTGGAGAAGAAGAAATAATTGAAGAAGAGCCTGAAGAAGAAACTGTAACTTATACCGCATCACTAGGCGGTGATGGTACACCTGAAACCGAAGATCAGAATATTGTAAGAACAACTGATGTAACGCCTGGACTAAACCCTCAAGGAGAAAAAATAACTGCAATAGAAGAGCTTTTTGGCTACAATGGCTTCACAGATTTCTTTGGTGACATGTATAGAGGAGTAGAAGTGGGAGCTGCGCAAGCAGACGCTGTAGACGAATACATGGCTTTAGCACTATCCAACCCTAACAATATAAGCGATGAAGATGTCGCTGATTATTTAGAAGCTCTAGAACGTTTAGAAAGTCAGCCTGAGTCTAAAGAAATGGAGGAGTTTAGAAAAGTCTCTGCAGCTAACGGTGGTGGATTTATGGGTATGATGGTTGGTTTAATGCAGAATTTTTCTATAGCACCAGCTGTTATGTTGCAGTCGCTTAGAAGCATGTTAAATGCTTACTCACTAGCTACAGGGGGAGCAAGTGCAGTGGTAGTAGGAAAAGCTTCAGCCGCAGCCAGCGCAGGTTTAGCCGCAGCAGCTAGTTCATTTACAGGGCCAGGTGCGGCAATCGCAGGTACTTTAGCTGGTTTGATAGGAGGAACTACAGGAGCTATCGGAGGATTTATTGGGGGAGCAACAACTGCCTTAGAAGGAGCATTATCTTTTGGCGAATTTTTTAAAGAAGAAATAGAAAAACAAGACCTACCTGTAAATGAAAGGGGTGTTAAAACTATTTTACAAGACCCTGAAGCTATGGCTCGTATAAGAAACAGAGCTTTGTCTAGAGGTTTTACTATTGGTACAGTGGAGGCTTTAACTTTTGGATTATCAAAAGGTGCAGTAACAGGAGGTGCAGTAACAGGCATAGCAAAAGTAGGAACAGAAGGGGTTAAGAAAGGTATATTGGCTGGAACTATGAAAGGGACTAGGGCTATTCAAGCTAGTAATATTTCGGCTGCAGCTGCAGCTTACGCTATAGAAGCAGGAGGAGGTTCGTTAGGTGAAGTATTAGGTAGAGTAGCGGCAGACCAAGAGATGGATGAAATAGATATATTTCTAGAAGGTATTGCTGGAACATCTACAGCACCAATATCTTTAGCCTCTGGTTTAATGAAAGTTCCTAAATATAAGATTAATGGAAAGCCTGCGACTCAAGCAGACGTAGATGCTTTACTTAAAAAAGTAGAAGACGGAGGAATGACTATGGAAGAATTAGCTTCTCCTGAGTTAAACATTGAGGTTTTTAACGACCCTGTTAGAAAAAAAATTATTACCGATGCTAAGTCATATGCTAAATTAGGATTAGAGTTAGACCCTAACATTACAGAGTTTGCTGATAAAAAATTAGCAATAGATTTAGAGTACAAGAAAAGAGCAATTAAAAATCCAGATTTAGAAACATCAAAAGAAACTATTAAAAAAATTGATAAAGTATTAAAAGCTATATCTAATAAATACAACGGAACGCTAGATGCGGAAGCAAAAGCAGAATTAATAAAAGAAGGTGTGGAAAGTCCCACCCAAGAACAAATAACAGAAAGAGCCAATGCCATTTTTAAGCGAATCACAGAGACGGTGGATGTACAAAAACTTACCACGGGTCGCAGCAAAGTGGGAAAAAGAGACGAATCCGAACAAGAAACTACCGAACAAAGTCAGGAAGAAGCCGAAGTTGCAGCTACCGAGACAGAGAAGACGGAAGTAACAGACCAAGATGCTATAGACGCATTGAACGAGGAGGGTATCACAGATCCTACAGACAAACAAGTAGCCGACAAGAAACAATCTTTACAAGTAGAGGTTGATAAACTAGAAGAGCAAAAAGAACCAGCCATGCAGCGTAATGAGTCTACAGAAACTGAGACCACTACTAAGGATGGTTCTAAAATTAAAGTTGCAGTAGAAAAGGTTATGGATAATTTATTTAATTATCAAGGAAAACCTATAACAAATAAAGTAGCAAGAGTAGCCTACAACAAAACAGTTAATATAGCAAAAAGAGCAGCTAAAGCAGCAAAAAGGATACTTCCTAAAACTAAAATAGTTTTAGTTGAAGACCCTGATACTTTTACACTACTTACAGGTAAACCAGATGCTGCAGGTGAATATTCCGTAGCTGACAATACAATATATATTAACACCTCAAAAGCTACTACAGCCACTATAGCTCACGAAATAGGGCATGCTGCATTCATTCAGGCTCTTAAAAAAAGTGAAAAAAATATTACTGCGGTAACAACCAGAATGTTTGAGTCTTTAAAAAACTCTAAAGCTTTAAATAACATTAGAGTAACTTATACAGACACTAGAACAGGTAAAAAAGTTAAAGAAACCTTAGAAGATTATTTAAATAAGTTTGCTGAACAATACGAGTCTAATTTACAAAACGAAGAAAAATTAATGGAGGCTATAGGATTTTTAGCTGGTAACTTTTCAAGGTTAGATATAAAAGAACAAGGCACTATAAGAAAGTTTGTAAATAAAATTCTTAAGGCTTTAAAATTAGATAGATTTGTTAGTGAAGTAACTAAAACAGATAGGCAGATTGTGCAATTCATGAATGCTATTGCAGGAAAAGTTGCATCAGGTACTGAACTAACCACAGAAGACTTGTCTATGTCTATATTGCAAGAAATAGAACAAGAGGTGGCGGCTGAAGAAGCAGCTGCACCTAAAAAGAAAGCGCCTAAGAAGAAAGCACCTAAAAAGAAAGCGCCTAAGAAGAAAGCACCATCTAAAAAAACTCCGAAGGCTGAACCAAAATCTAAAGCTACTAAGAAATCAACAGTAAAAGGCCAACAAGAAGAAGAGGCTGTTGTTGAAGATGCAACGCAAACTGAATTACAATTTGACCAGGAATTATCTGAAACAGGTACTGCAGCAGTTGGAAGCCCAACAGAACTAGCAAGTCCACAACAAGAGCTTGATAATCAAATAAACGAAATAGAGGCTGAAAGAGACGGATCAGTTGAAGATTTACAAGTTGAAATAAATAATGTAAAAGAACAACTAAAGGTTGATTTAAAAAAGAAAGGTTTAAGTAAA